ACGTCCGCCAGCTTTTCCAGAATATCCGGGACACCGACCAGTACGGCATCCTCGTGATTCCGAGTGGGCAGTTCAACGAGCGGAGCGTCCTCAAGAACGTGGGGAGGGGCCTTCGGGCGTTGCCCTGGGAGCCGGACCCCATCACCGAGGGTTTCAAGCCGTTCGCCATCCAGCCCTTCAACTCGGGCGAGGCGCCGGGGAAGGTGGCCCAGTTTGCAAGGGCCCTGCTCCAAGGACTGGACCCGTCGCCCGACATCAGCGACCAGAAGGGCCGCGTGGACAGCGCGAGTGGGTTGGCGTTCCTGGAGGAACAGGCGACGAAGGCCCTCACGTTCCCCGCGCAGGGGATTGAGAGGGCGTTCTCGACGGCCTACCGGGCGATCGCCGGGCAGGCGGTCGAGGCTTTGGCCAAGAGCCCCCGTCCGCTGCCGGTGGGCAGGCTCTCGCTGGACTTGGCGGGCGCCGTGATCGACCCCGAGACGCACACGGTGTCGTTCAAGCAGAACCCCATTCCCGACCTCAGCCGGTTGTCGTTCTCGATCAAGGACATGAACCCCAAGAGCGAGGCGGCCCGCAAGGCGGAGGCCCTGGCCCTGACGGAGAAGGGGATTCAGGACCGGGACGCCCTCATCCTCTACTGCATTCAGAGTGGGGTGGAATTGGCCGCGTGGACGGAGGAGGAGAAATCCGCCTACGAGAGCGTGGTCAGGAACATCCTCCTGCTCTATGGGGACGGGGTGGAGTCGGCCGGGCAGGTGGTGGTGACCCCGGAGACGGTGAAGCCTCTCTTCCAGTTGAGGGTCCTGAGCGCGTTCATGGGGTCGGTCAAGATGAGCACGGCCAGCCCCGAGGTCGTCGAGCAGTTCCAGAAGTACCGCGAGTTCCTCCTCATGCAGGTGCAGGGGGTGCTGCCGAATGCCGCACCGAACCCTGACGATGTTGCTATGATGAGTCAGTCGAGCCCTCAGGGCTCCCAACCGCCCGTCCCATCGGGCAAAGGATCGTGACCATGAACGAAGCCGCCCTCTCCTCCCAGGTTCCTTCCATCCTCCCCACCGTCGGGTATCGGCCCATGGGCCTCTTCTCGTTGGCAGGCGGGCGAGGCCCTCTCTTCGCGCCGGACGAGCCGACCGGGGGCGACACCCCCGAGACGCCCGAGACCCCGGAGAAGGGCGGCACCCAGGACGACGGGGTGGGGAAGGTCATTCTCGCGCAGGGGGAGTATGACAAGCTCAAATCGGCGGCCGAGCGGGCCGAAAGCCTCAAGCAGGCTGAGTCGCTGGCACGGGCCGCAACCAAGGCGTTCGGGAAGGGCGGCTCTGAGGAGGAGCGGCAGGAAGCGATTGTCACGTTGATGAGGGCCGCCGGTCACACCGACGAGGAGATTGTCGAGGCGATCGGGGGCGAGGAGGAGGAAGAGGGGGGGAAGGCCCCCGCCTACGACCCCCAGATCAAGCAGCAGTTGGACGAGTTGGCGCAGGAGAGCCGGGAGACGCGGCTGGAGGCCCTCCGCGAGAAGCACACGGAGTCGGTGGAGAAGGTGTTCCGGGAGGGTCCGCTGGCGACCCTCCTGACGGATATGAAGGGGGGACTCTCCCAGAAGGAGTTGGAGTCCCTCCAGGAGACCCTCCGCGAGGATGTGGTACAATCAAGCCGCGAACTTCTTCGGCAGCGAAGGGACCGTGAGGGCAAGTTCCAGACCTCGTGGATTCCCGAAGCCGTCAAGCAGGCCACGGAGAATGTGGTCAAGAAGGCCCGCCTCTTTGGAGGTGGGAGTAAGATCGGCCGGGCAGGGGAACTGAGCCCGGCAGAAGATGAGTTCCTCAAACAACCCGCAAAGAAGCTTCCCAACCCGCTCGCTGAGGGGGACGGGGAGCAAGCCCTGAATGAGTTTGTGGCCGACCGGCTTTCGCGTGCAGCCCTTGAAAGCCGCCGCGCCGAGGCCAGCAGGGTCTAAAAACGACGAGGTGAACGATGACGGTTTCTGTGAACAGTTTGATGGGCACCCAGCGCGACGCCGTGCGAGAGGTGCTGAACAAGGCCCTGGAGTTCATGCTCCCCCGACTCGACCCCTTCTGGCGCGACAATATCGTGACCAGCCAAGGGGTGGGGTCGGTGGATGATCTCGGCCGCGACTACAAGATCCTCAAGACCTATCATGGGTCGCTGGCGGGCGTGGTCGAGGGTTCGGGCAGCCGGTCGGATTTCCCGATCTACGGTGATCCGAACAACCAGGCGCTCAGCCTCAAGATGTTCCTCCAGGGCGTGGGGTTCGGCAACAACGCCGGCACCTTCCCTGATCCCCTGAACGGGCCCAACCCCAAGCCCTTCCGCATGGGCATCCCCATGCGTGGGTTGATGGGTAACTTGGCGATGACGATGAGCGAGTCGGCCGTGGATGCCCTCCCGGCCACCCTCCGCGAGATCGTCGCGCCCAAGTTCACGGCCCACGCCCGCAAGTGGGCCCACGTCCTGTGCAACATGTGGTATCTGAGCCAGAATCAGAACTACAAGCTGTGCAACGTGGACACCACCAACGGCTTGACCGTGCAGAGCAATGCCGGGTTCTCGGTGCTGCGGTTCAGCCCCGACAACTACGCGGTGGATCGGTTCGCCGTGGGTCACAACATCCAGTTCTATGACTCGACGGGCGCGACGCTGCGGAGCACCCCCTCGGGTGCGACTCAGTTCATCGTCTGCCGGGTGGACCCCCTCGAAAACATCGTGGAGGCCATCGCTCTGGATGGGCAGACCCCCGGCACCATCGGCACCAACATCGTCACCGGCGACATGGTGGCCCTGGCCGGAATGAAGGGGTCGAGTGCGACGCCCTTCTCGGGTAGTCAGCGGTTCACGGGCATCGCGGGCATCAACTCGTACATGAAGTACGGTGATCCGGCGAGCAACGCGGACTCGGCGGCCAACTGCATCCTCGGCGACGAGCGTGACACGCAGAACTCGATCAACGTGCAGCAGCACTCCGAGTTCAAGTCCTTCAACCGCAACATGGGCGGCGAGCCCCTGACGGAGAACTTCCTCCGCCGTGCGCTCCGCCGGTTCCATGCGGCCAAGGACCCCCTGGGTCAGACCATCGACTGCCTCGTGGCGAGCGATGGTGTGTGGATGGCCTATGAGGCCACCCGCATCGGTCGGGAGACGGTGGACCGCACGGGCCGCCTGTCGAACACCAAGAACCAGGGCTCCTCGACGGACAAGAACTTCGCGGGCTTCGAGTTCACGATGGACGGCCGGACCTACACCGGCTACACCTCGACCTTCATCGAGGCCGGGACCGTGTACGGCCACAAGAAGGGCGGCGGCAACTGGAAGCGGTACGTCCCCCCGCCGCCGAAGGGCGTGAAGCGGATGGATCAGGCGGAGTTCGCCCCCATCGACTTCGTGGCCCCGGCGTTGACGGGTACGAACAGCAACCAGATTCCCATTTTCAAGAACGAGAATGGGCGGAACCTGCTCACCGAGTACGTCCAGATTCCCACCATGCTGCGGATGCAGTTGGTGCCGGATCAGGTCGCAGGTCTCCGGCTGACCAACTGCGGCGAGGAGCGCGTGTACTCGACCGGCGCTACCACCTAATGTCCCCACCCCGTGAGGGGGGCCCCCCAACGGGTAAGGCCCCCCTCCTTCTTTGCTTCAAGTCAGGGGCTCCCAGGCCCCTTCTGTCAGGAGATTCGATATGGGTTCTCTCCGAACTGTGCCCGGGATCAACGTGGGTGTCGCCACGGAAGTCCGCGAAGCTTCGTTCCAGATTCCTTCCACCACCAGCATCGGTGTGCTGGGCTCTCTCGGCTGTGATGCGGTCATCGAAGAAATCCTCTTCCGTGGCCAGGCTCGCCCTACGAGCAACAGCCTCATCCGTCTCTTCCGTCGCCGGGCCAACTCGGTGGCGGTGGATGACGGGGCGGCGGCGGCGGGCTCGGTGCCTGCGGCGGCCTGGATCACCGATGCCTACACCACGGGGGCGGGCACCGGCCTCACCCTCGGTAACGGCACCGGGACGGGTACCGGGACGGCGGCCACCAAGTCCACCATGCGGGCCACCCTGACGGCGGCCACTTCGGGCTCGAACTCGGGCCTGGCCCCCCAGAACAACGTCCTTCTCGCCTCCGACCTGATCGGGTACCAGACCACCGTTGCGGCCGACACCGGCTTCACTGGTGGTACGGGTCTGACGGGTGCGGTGGGTGTGACGGTGACCATCCGTTACCGGGAGGTCATCCGGGACGCTCTGGTGAACACGGCTAACCCGAACTACGTGGACGGCTGATTCGACGGGGTCCGCCCACCCCTCAACGACGGTTTGCGAGAAGGGCGGTTTGGGACCCCCTGCATGGGAGTGCGGGGGTCCCTTTTCCATCTCAAGCGGAGCGAACGATGCTCGATATCGAAGTCGGTTTGTCGGTCGAAGACATGGCGGCGGCTGAGGGCCTCTTTATTGACCCGTCAAGGCATCAGGTGTTGCCGGACGGCGACTACATCAAGGGGGCCCGACGGCACACCCGGATGGACTGCCTGTTCATTTACAAGCACCGGGAGACCGGAGCCTTCGTGTTGGCGGGGTGGACGATCCCGGGGAAGACCTGCATCGAGATCGCCTGTTGGGAGGGTGAACACCTCCTCCAGAACGCCCTCTCTTACCAGGAGATTGCGGAGAGGACCCGCCCGGTCGAGGAGCAACGGAAAGAGCGGATTGCACAGATGAGGCAGGCCAAGGAGCGGGAGCGGGCCGGGATCATAGTGAGTGAAGGCGTTCGGCAGGACCATATCCGCAGGGCCCACGCGCGGGGGGACCGGAAGCAGGTGGCTTCCCTCCTGACCAGCCCGTACACGGCGAGGGAGGAGAACCCTACCGAGTTCGATGCGACTGTGGACAAGTTCGTCGATGCGAGCTATTCGGCGACGCCCAAGATTTCGACGGCGGGGCTTCAACTCCCACCTCCCGGTTGATAGAATGGGGGCATGATTGCCTCCGAGTCCTTCATCGAGACGGTGGTTGAGCGGGCCCGGGCGTATGTGAACGACCCGGATGTGGACGCGAAGTACCCGGATGACTGGTTGGTGCGGCACGCACTGATGCCGTCGATGGTGGACGTCCTTTCACGGTTGAACCTCAGCCAGGACAACCCGGTGATCTCTCGGGCAGACTTCACTCTTTCGGTGACTGATCGGTATTACACGCTGCCTCCGTGCATCGGGGAAATCCTGGAGGTCGTCCTTTACGACGAGTCGTGGATCGTGACCCAGGAGGCGAAGCCCCGCCACTTCTTGAACCCCATTGGGTCGGGGTGGCGGATTGAGGGCAACATCTTGGTGGTGGAGCCCCTGCCTGCGGACGCGACCGGGTCCCGGACGTTCTCGGTGTCCTACATCCACAACGGCTCTTTCTACCCCCACCTCTCGGAGGATGGGGGGACCCTTGAACAAGATGAAGAGGGGAATCATCGGGTGTGGCTCGACCTGGCGCCGGACAAGGGGGCCCTCGATCGAAGGCCCAACGCCTACGCCGGGCAGGTGATCCGGTTGCTGCCTACCACGCCGGGCCCCGTTGAGGAGAGGGTGATTTCTGCCTCCGGGTATGAGGGCGGGCGGTATTACGTGGATGTGCGGGTCCCGTTCACCCATCAAACGGCGCAGGCGGACGGTTTGCGGTACGAGTTGGCTCCTCAGGGCCACGAGTGTCTCTATGATGCGATTGCGATGATGGTGGCCTTGCGGCTGGGGGCTATGACCCGCCAGAGTGAGGCAACTATGAACCGGCTGGAGAAAATGTACAGGACCAGCCTGAAAACCATCAAGGACAACCTGCACTCCATGCAGCAGCGTCGCCCCAAACACTGGGCGAAGGATACCCGCGACAACCCCTCCCTGCTCTTCCTTCTCTGATCGCCCCTCATGCCTTACTCCTCAAACAACCAGGGGGCCCAGTTCCTCTCCCAGTTCCGCAGGGCACTGATGGAGACGTTGGGCAAGCTCGCGCCCAAGACGCTGGACGGGCTTCGGAGGGGGTTCCACCAAGTGAAGATTCGAGAGGGGGTTCCTTTGGTGGACTCCCTCCCCTTCATCAACCCCGGTCCCACCATCTACACCTACCAGAACAGTGTTCCGGGAGGGCCTCCTTCCCCCATCGACCCTCTGTACCCTCCGGGACCGCCTGGCCCCCCCGCCCCCACCGGACCTACGGGTCCGACCGGTCCGACCGGCCCCACCGGCCCCACTGGGCCCACCGGCCCCACCGGACCTACGGGAACCGGGACGGGCACGGGCACCGGGTCGGGCTCAGGGTCGGGCTCAGGATCGGGTTCAGGGTCAGGGTCGTCGGACCCCAACGACGAGTCGGGCAACTGTGCGGGAGGGTCGGCCCCTGACACATACGTGGGGCGGGCAGCGTCGCCCGATGACGCCAACATGGAGAACTGGTTGGAGGCCCGCAACGTGGTCTGGAACCGCTGCGGTTCTTCGGCTTCCCCTCCCCACCCCGATTCCATCACGATTTCGTGCCCCACAAGGACCCCCGCAAAGTGCTGCATCAAGGCGGGCAGGGGATTCACCTACAACCTGTCTATTCTGGGCACTGTCAGCGGGGAGTGTTATGACCCAGAATGGCTGGCCGGGAATCCCGAAAACGCCAGTTGGTTGGGCGCAAAGACTTCCTTCTCCTCCTACGAGTACACGGAGAACGGGAGCGGGGTGACAAACTCCTCAGGCGTTGCTTCCTGCACCACCTCGTGGGACTGGGTCTACACGTTCTGTGAGGCTCCGCCCGCAACTCCCACCACCCACAGCCATTCCGGGTCAAGCTCGTTTACCACGGGAGTGCTTGCCCCTATCCCCATCTTCACCGCCGAGGACAACCAGACCATCCTCGGAATGGTGGTGAGCTTCGCTTACATCCTCTTTGGGGCACCTCCCGCCATCAAGTTCACCTCATGCACTGTCACTCAGACGTGTTCTTCCGTGAGCGTCAGTTTTGCTTTCACCATCTACATCCCCCACAATTTGATTGAAGATGAGTTGATTGCGTCTTCGGACTGGAACTTGGTGTATACTGCCTCCCTCACATGAATACTCCCACCTCCCTGAGGCTCGATCTGATTGAGAAGCTGCCGCCCACCGTGAAGATTCGGTCGCGGATACCCTTCACATTTACGGTGGAGCCGGGGGCGTCTCTTGATACGGAGACCCGCCAAATCCTTCGCACCCTCCAAAAGGACTCGGTGCAGGCCGCCTCCGAGCAAGAGTTGAGGTGGGAGAAGGTCAAGCCCGCGTGGTCAAAGGCAGCCACCTGGCTGGGTGAACAGGCCACGAGGGCGCAGTCTTTGGGGAAGTCCCTCATCTCTGAGATTGTGGGGGCGGAAATCCCTCTCCCCGTCCTCCAGAAGAGGCACATCTCTTGCTTCGGCAAAACTGTTGAGGGGGACTACGTTCAAGAGGCGTGCCCCAACCTGGTGAAGAGTCCTTCAAGGGGGACCCATTACTGTGGGGGATGTGGGTGCGGGGATACTCCGTTGACCCAACTTGAACCCGGCCTCACTCTGAGCAAGCTCCTTTACCCCTTCTTGGAATGCCCTTTGAAGAGGCCCGGCTTTTCTAACGAATACGAGGATTCGGACTTCGACCGGAAAAAGCGGATGGCCGTCTTCGACCCCTCGACGGGGGGCCTGGGCGATCTTATCGCAGTCCTTTGGTTGGCGGGGGGCTACAAGGAGATGGGGTGGGAGGTCAGTTTCCTCCCCTCCTCTTATGACTGGTTGATCCGAGGGGCGGGGTTCTCCATCAATGATGATCGGACCCAAGGCTTTTACCCTCTTGGCCACCAGTTTGAACCCTACCAACTCGAACTTACCATCGACAAGGGGAAGACGCCCCGAGTTCCTTACTGGGCCTCTGTCCTCCCCTCCTGCCCCCGCCCCATCAAACCCGCCCTCACCCTCCCCTCGAATGCGATTAGGGTGGCCGAGGTCAACTGGGGCACCGCCGTGGATCTCACCGGGGGGCGTAAGGGCGGAAAGCGAATCCTGCTTGCCCCCTTCGCCCACTGGACCACACGGGCGTGGCCCCTCCACCACTATTACGAGTTGGCGTCTCTCTTGATCGCGGACGGGCACACCGTCGTGGCCATGGGCCTCCCCTCCAACGAGGAGAAGCTCCGGGGGTTCTCCTTCGGGTACGCTCAACTCTCCTTGCAAGAGTCGTTCGCCATGGTGCAGGGTGCGGACCTCCTGATCTGCAACGACTCGGGACCCGCGTGGATGTCCACCATGGCGGACACTCGGGCCATGGTTCTGGTGGGGCCCTCTCGAAACATCTTTGCCAACTTCGACAACATCACCCAGGTTTCCCACAAGGAGACTTGGTGTACGGGTTGCCACTTCCAGAAGGACCGGGGCTACCGCCTCGCCTGCGACTACGGTTGCGAGTCCCTTCACGCCCTCAAACCTGCCCACGTCCACAACCTTATCAAGGAGACCCTCTTTGGAAACTCTTCTCGAATCCGATCGTCGCAATCGTGAAGGCTATTTCTCCCGTTATTTCAAGGGCTCCGGTATCGACATCGGGTGCGGGACGGATAAGGTCACTCCCGACTGCCGCGCTTGGGACCAGATGTTTGGACACGGCGATGCGACCCTCCTTGCGGGCGTCGAGGATGCCTCCTTCGATTGGGTGTACTCTTCCCACTGTTTGGAACACCTTACCGACGCCCACACCGCCCTCACCAACTGGTGGAGGGTGTTGAAAAATGGGGGCCATCTTATCGTCTGCGTGCCTCACCGCGATCTTTATGAGCGGAAGGATCATCTGCCCTCCCTCTACAACGGAGACCACAAACACTTCTGGCTTCCGATCTACGGGGAGCCCCCCTGCACCTTCGGATTGGTGGAGGTTTTCCGCAACGCCGTCAAGGGCCCCTACCAACTCATCAGCCTTCGTGAGTTGTCGTCGGGCCCCGCCCTGGCGCCAATGGACGCACACCCCATCGGCCCCTACTCCATCGAGATGATCGTCCGAAAAGGGCCCCGACCCCGTTCATTGTGATAGAATGGGGGCACGATGGCGAACCTCACCACGCGATGGGTCTACGGCACAGCCGGGGCCACCGAGAACAAGACGATGTCCCGGGCCGCCACGCCCGAGGGCTCTTTCTATGAGTGCGTGGGGTTCGATGGGATGGAGGAAGGGACGCTCAGGCCGTTTCCCGGATTCCTCAAGGTCCACGACCTCTGCGACACCGGGGGGTACGCCGCCCTCCAGAACGCTTCCGCCACCACGGGCAACCACGATCAGACCAGCCGCCTGATCGACTTCTTCCCGGTCAACTTCCGCATCCGCACCGACGGGTACGCCTACGGGTTTGTGTACCGGGTGAAGAGGAAGACCTCCGGGTCCACCCTCTCAGACGTCTACATCGACTACTGGAGTTCAGGGGACGCTTCGTGGAAACGGGCCGTCATCCTCAAGGAGGGCGTCTCTTCGACCGCCCAGATGTCCGTCAGTGTGTGGGGCCGATTCCTCTACGTCTTTGTGGAGGGTGAGAAGCCGTCGCTGGCCTACGCCCCCTCCACCGCCACCGACACCCTGACGAAGATCGGGGTCACCTCGGGCGCCTCGACGTTCCCGGGCCCGGGCAAACGGCCGGTCCTCCTCCCCCACGAGAAGAGTGGGACCATCGGTTCCCTGACCACCCTCCTCGGGTACCCGGCCCGAGGGCAAATCGTCATCACGAACAAGCTCCCCTCCGCCCTCACTGTTTGGCCGTCTTCCGGCTCCGGCTCTGGGTATTCCGTCCCCCAATCGAGCACGGATGTTCGCCTCCTCGACTACGGGGGGTACGCCTTCGCTTACCAGTTGTACGACACGCGGAGCGGCCGACGGAGTGCCCTTTCAGATATTGCGCCCGCAGCATCCAAGGACTTTTCGCTGACGGGGAGCGTGGCGACGGCCGCCAACCGCTACATCCTTTTGGAGGTCGCCTACGACAAGGCCCTCTACGACCAAGTCTACGTGTATAGGAGCGTCCGGATCGAGGGGGTGGGAGGCACCTACGCGGCTGGCGTC